GGCGGCGGCGGTGGCGGCGGCGGTGGCGGCGGCGGCAACCGAAGCAAACAGACCGAACGTCAAGAGTTTGAAACGCAGATTACCGCGAACAATCAAATGATACAACTGCGGGCGTATCAAAACGATTTGAATGACCTTGACAATGAAGTCAAATTGCAGGAAGCGGCAATCACCGTTGAGCACAACCGGATCACCGCAGAAGTCACAGACCGCCGGGAAGCGGACAAACAGTTGACGTCAAAAATCACGCAGACAGCGAACGCCATTACCGCCGAAGTCAAGGAACGGCAGAAGGCAGACGGCGAACTGTCCGGCAAAATCACGATTACCGCAAGGGAAATCCGGCAGGAAGTCAAAGACACGGACAGACGTCTTTCCGCAAGCATCAAGGTCAACGCAGATAACATCAAACTTAAAGTCGATTCTAACGGCGTGATTGCCGCAATCAACGTTTCCCCGGAATCAATTGACATCAGCGCGAGCAAGATCAATCTGACCGGGTACGTCACGGCATCGCAATTGTCTGCGGTTGACGCACGAATTGACAGCATCATAAGCGGGAAAACAACGATAAATACCGCAATCACGGGCGCATTGTATGCGAATTCTTCCTTTACCTGCCTGCAACACGGCGTGTATTGGCAGGGAATCACAATCAACGGGACAAAATATCACCTGCTCGGATATGTCGGATAAAAAGGGGGCGCAGGCATGAAGGAACGGATAGAAGTTGTTTTTGAAGCGTTGAAGGAACTGGACATGAAGCCAACGCCGGGGAATGTGTCAATCATGAACGGCGTCTATGAACAACTGCGGGCGGTCTATAACGAATTGAAAGAAGGCGAAGAAAATGCCGAATCACGGGCAACGTCTGATTCTGAATGACGGCACAATTATTGAGGACGGAAACGCCGGGTACACACAGGGCTTGCTTTGGTGTCATTTCACCGGGTACACCCTGCCGCAGGCGGCAATGCTGTTCTTTGACCCCACGAAAACCGCACGGATTGCCTTCCAGTATGGAGAAATGGAAGACGTTCACGAAGGCTTTACAAACTGCACAAGCATCAATATTGACGTTGACGGACGTGTTTCCGTGTGCATGGCAAAGGGGGAATAACCATTGTTCACGGTTGAAGGCAATACAATCAGTCTTTCCCGTGGGGACACGGGGGCAATTAAGTTCATTGCCGATACAGAATACGAGTTTGCGCCCGAAGACCGGGCGTTATTTTCTATCAAAAACGGCGTGGGCGAAACGGTCAAGGAATCTGCGTTTGCGTTGGACAGCAACAAAGCGTTCGTTGTCACCTTCTTTAACGCCGACACGGACAGCCTTGCGCCTGCTGTCTACAATTGGGACGTTCGTTTTATTATCCACCCGTATTATGACGAATCCGGCAGGATCGTAAACGGGGATCAGGTCATCACGCCCAATGCACCGATGAGCTTTAACCTGCTCAACGTTGTTGGCGAAGTGTAAAGGGGGTCAGAGAATGTCAGAAGTTAACACGGACAACAGCATTGAAACCGAAGGAATCCCGGAAATCAGTTTGCAACTTGAAGTTCAGCAAACCGTTCAAGCCCCCGTTGACCCAACTCTTACGGTGTCCGGCATGGCGGCAGACGCACGGGAAACGGGATTGCGGATCGCCGCCGCAAAGCAGGAATTGCAGACCGAAATTGCCGGCGTGAGCGAAAGCGTTGCCGCCGTGGCGGGTCTGCTGTTCCCTGTCGGGTGCATTTACGCAACCACGTCCAACACCGCCCCGACTTTCGGCGGCACAAATTGGAATTGGGAAGAAATCCTTATGCCTGCAACGTGGGGGGACATTGCGGACGGGTCACGGTCTTACAAGACGAAGGAAGAAGAAGACACGCCCGGAACGTTGCACTTTTGGCGGCGCATTGATGATACTGTTGGGGGTGCTGAATAATGGGAATTCTTACACCGTTCTTTAACCTGTTCAAGCCTGCAAAGACAGACCCGGCGGCAATCGAAAGAATCAACGGGAACATGGACATTATTGACACAGAAATGCACCGCCCGCCGCTGACCGTCAACAATATTCAGCCGAACCCGGAAACCCGTGACCTTGAAGTCACAACCGTACCGCTTGCGGACAACCTTACATCTGACGAAGCGCAGATCAATACCGGAACATACATTATCCGGTCTTCCGGCGGTGAAGCGTCTATCGAAGACGGTTCTGCAATGCTTTCGGAAGTCCGTGGGAACATGGTCAAAACCGGGGCGGTTGCGCAAAGTGTTGTGATGACCGTTTCCGGCGAGGACATACAGGACACAGAAATTGATGAAGACACATTCATTGCGGCGGTCACGCCCGCAAGCGGGACAATGGTATTTTCCTATACCAATGCATGGAACGTCAACCCGGAGTTGTACGGCATTACGGTTGCCGGAACGCCCACAAGCGGGGATTCCATTACAGTTGTTTACACGAAGGCAAACCGGGGAACTATCACGATTGCGCACCCTGTTACGTTCATTTCGACCGGATGGAATCTGTATGATAGCGTGACCGGGTATGCCCGTGTTTGCCGCTATTCGGAAGAATACGATTTCAAGATTTCCGGCGAATATACGGCAATTGCCTTTGCGGACACGCCCGCAGGTGCGCAGACGCCCATTTCCCCCGTTGACGGGCATTTCAGCCTTCCCGCAGGCAAGGACAGGGGTTATATCATCGTCACGGGCGGAAACGCCACAGATACCGCAATATGGATGGCGTGGGGGGATTGGACGGAGCAGGCAAACGGCGGCGAATTTGAACCCTATACACAGACGCAGATTGACCTGTCCGAAGTAATGACCCTGTTCCCCTATGGACTTATGAAGGTCGGCAACGTGTCGGACGAAATCAACCTTAACACCGGGCGGGCATATAGCCGGATTGAACGCCTTGCGTACACGGAAGAAAACCTTGAAAACGTCATTGCGTCCGGCGTGGACTATGACACCGACACGGGTTATATTTACGCCGTCCGGGAATTCCCTGCGTCCTTCCCCATTGACCTTGACGGCGAATACACAGTTTCGGATCACGGAACGGAAATATTTTCCGGCACAACCGTTGCGGTAACTGCGTCTTCCCTGTATGGCAACGATTTGAAAGGCAAATTGCGCCGGGACGTGCTGACCATTTCGCAACAGACATTGACGGATCAGCAGAAAGCGCAGGTTTTGCAGAATATCGGGGCGGCATCCACGGGACAGGTTGCAGAAGTCGCAAGCGTCTTCAACAACTTGTTCAAATACACGTATTACGAAAAAACGGTTGCGTCACTCGAAGACGGTACGGGCATACGGTTGAGTGCCGCTGACATGGGATTTTCAACTCCCACAGGATATAAGCCGCTTGCCCTTGCCAGATACACAAGCGGTTCGTACAGGGTTGCGACATCGTATGTAAATATATTGGCAACTGGAGATGCAAATGCAATTGGTATTTTTAACAGTTCCGGCGCAACGCAATCTTCCATTAAGGTTGGAATTGGTGTCCTGTACGTCAAAACGGGATTAGGGATATAACACGCAATGGGGGGCGAGTAAATGACCGCTGAAGAACTGAAAAACAAACTGCACACGATTCCGAAGGAAGGCGCAATCAACAAGGCACGCCGGGCGGCTATCCTGCGGCAGATCAGAGAAAAGGAAAAAGAGGAAAACGAACATGATTGACGGGCGCAAATTTGCGGACGCAGGTTTTCCCCTTATCGGCACACCGTATAGCGTCATGGATTGTCAAAAGTTTGTCGAAAAGTGCGCCGAAATCTGCGGCATCAAAATTGACCTTGCCGGGTCAAATTCGTGGTATCGGTACATCATGGAACACGGGCGGGTTTTGACCCCGGAACAATGCGTCAAGGAATTGGGTTGCGTCCCTGCGGGCGCAATCCTTTTCATTGTCAACCACGATGGCAAAGAACCGGAGAAATTCCGGGCAGACGGCAAAGGCAATGCGTCACACATGGGGATTTGCACGATACCCCGTGGAAAAGGCGCAATCCATTCTTCCGCAAGCCGTGGCGGGGTCTGTGAATCTGAATTTAAGGGAAAGACGATCAAAAACGGCGGTTGGAACATGGTTGGCCTTTGGGATCAAGTCATTTACGATTACACACAGGGCGGCGGGGCGTTGCCCGACCCCGAACCCGACCCCGCACCTGTCCCCGACCCTACCCCGGCAGAATTCGCAGTTGTGGGCAACGTGCCGGAAGGCAACAGGCAAGACGTCAATTTCCGGGTCAAACCGTCCACAACCGCCGTGCTGATTGACCGTATCCCCTGCGGCGAAACCGTGCAGGTCATAGACCGTGCGGACAAATGGTCAAAAATCAAATGGCACGGTTACACGGGTTTCATTATGACGGAATACCTTATTTTCACCGAAGAAGAACCGGACGCCCTTTATTGCGTCACAATACATGACCTGTCAAGGGACGAAGCAGAATCAATTGTTGATGTCTTCGGCGGTTCTATTACGGAAGAAAGGGGGTAATTCGTATGCCTGCGGAAACCGTTATTTCGCTTTTGATTGCGGCGGCGGCGTTGCTGTGTTCTTTGTGGAACGTGCGCCGCACCGCAAACGGGGACACGTCCGAAAGTGCCGTTGCACGGGCAACGCTGACAGCCGATATTAAATACATTCGGTCAAGCGTTGACGATATACGCCTTGATAACAAGGCGTTGCAGAAAGACATTGGCGAATTGAAGACGCAATTGGTCATTGTCGAACAGAGCGTAAAAAGCGCACACAAAAGAATTGACGATATGCAAAAGGGGGCATGATAAAGAATGTTTACGTGGGAATTTTGGCGGGCGGCACTTATCCGGGCGGTCAGAACCTTTGCGGAATCAATGCTTGCCTACATCGGCACGGGCGCAATCGTGCTGAAAGATGTTGATTGGCTCGCCGCCTTGTCTGCGGGCGTTTTCGGATTCATTACCGCCGTCCTGCTTTCGCTTGCAGGTCTGCCCGAAGTCAAGAAACAATAACATTTGCAATCAATTGCAAACAGTTGCAATCCGGTTGCAACCCATTCACAC